ACTGCATTGGTCTTTTTACAACTAGGACAATGCGTTCTCCAAAGTATGTTGCGTCCTAATTTTGAATGTGGTAATCCGTTGCGACTACAAAAATTAGTCCAATATGTTTGTGTGTTTCTTGTGTCATTTAGTTTGCTGTAATTCAATTTATGACTGCCACAGAATTGACAGTTTTGTAACATGAACATTTGTTCCTGTTCTAATCTAAATGTTTCAGGTGTAATTTTTAGGTAAACAGCGTCATCCATAACTACAACATCATACTGGCAATAATTGCCAACAGTTGCACAAACACCGCTCCAATTGCCCAACCAAACCAACTTTTAATTGTAGCAATATCGTCTTGTATGTGTTTGAGGTGATTGTTTTGAATAGTGTCAATACTTTGTTCAATTAATGCAATGCGTTTGTCTAGTGCCGCGTATTTTTTATCATCCATAATAAACCCTAACTAATAGTTGCACCAAGTGCCACTACTTTCCAATTGGTTCCGTCATAAACAGCAAGGGTTTTTGAACCTGCATTACCGTTTGAACAATAGGCTACATCGCCTTCTGCTTTGTCTGTTCTTGCGTTGAGTTGTGCAAGTGTTTGTGGTGCAAGGTTAACAATTTCTTCAATGTTTACTTTGCCTGATGCAGGGTCTAATGTCAGTGCATTACCTGAACTTGAATTTAATTCGTCTGGTAGATATGTAGCTAGAATCTTGCTTGATGCATCTAATGGTGCTACACCACTTGCTTGTGCTCTACCGTCAATCACAAGTGTTAGTTCATCTAGTGCCGCTTTAAGGTCTGGACGAGCCGCCGCAGGTGAGTCTGTTCCTGCGTCTAAATTTGTTGTTACTATGTTACTACTATCGCCCCAGGCCATAAATTGTCTCCTTGTAAGTATTTACCGTATTCGTTAAAAATCCATGCTTTTTAGACTATTCTAAGAAGTCTGTTTGTGTGTTATTAATTACTTCAATAGCAACTCTACCTGCACTATCACTAGGATCAGCAACGCATACCAACTGTGATATGTTTACATTCAACCCTGTCAATGTTTGTGTTCCTGTAAAGGCTGTGCCATTGTAAAAATATTGAAAACTAACATTGCTTTGAGGACTTGTTTGATTTTCTACAAGAACCAATAGTGTTTTGTTTACACCATCAGCTAGATTACTGCAATCAATGTTAATTGTAGTTGCACTTCCACCAGTTGCTCTATAAAGTGTTGTTGAGTTGTTGGCTAGTGTTACTGCTTGTGTGCCTGTGCCTGAAACTATTACTTCTGTTGCTGTAGGAAAATTAATTGAGCTTGCCGCATCTGCCGCAACTAATTTTGTGCCGTTGTATTTTAAAACTTGGTCTGTGGTTATTCCTGTAGGGTCTATAAAGTCAACTACATCGTTGACAGCATCACTCATAGTTTTTATTTCAGCACGGCTAGTTGAAATGGCATCGTCTGCATTATCAAATGCTGTTGAGTCTGGTTTACTTGTTGGCCACGTCATAATTACCCCTTCTGTATGTTGCCATCTGTGTCTACTAGTGCTGTGGGCAATCCACTAACAAAAGCATCAAATGTGCAATCTATGTTTTTAGTTTTTCCGTAAGTGTCTAATTCAAATATATTTAAAACAATTGGATCGCTGTCCTTGTTCAAATAGATTATAGGTCTACTTAATGATGTTCCTGACACATATCCACTTGCTACATAACCATCTAGAACATAATCTGCCGCAGGCAAATGAGGTGTAACTGTTACCACAGTAGGTGAAATAGGTTGACTTACTGTCAGTTGTCTTTGTCCTTGTGACCCTGGTAGTGTGCTTGAGTCAATGCTATCAAATGTTGCCATTTGTTTTTCTGCATTTAGATCTGTTGTTATGTTGCCAAAGAACGGAGCTGGTTCTGCCCCTGCACTATCTATATAATTTAGACTAAATGTAAATTTAAAATATCTTGCTGTGATAGGTTGAACTGTGTCACCGTTGTTATACACCACAGTTGTTGCACCGTCAATGTCGCCACCACTACTGTCAATGGTATTTCCATATTCAATAGTTGTAGTCATTTGTCCTTGTTTTGCCACCATTGTTAGAGGCAATACTTTTTCAATACGACCATAATCTTGTATAGCAGTTGTAAATGTTAATGGTAGACTAGCAGTAAGAGCCCATGAACTGTATGTGTCCCAACCACCAGTTAGGCCTGCCCACGTTTCTGTGCTTTTAGCTTGGTATATACCGTTTGCAAAATATCCGTTGCCTGCCATGTTATGCTCCTAAATTGTGAGTAGTCAATTTACTATCACCCCCGCCTGGACTAACACCTGGTGTCATTCCTGCTACTGCTGTTAATGGATTTTGAATTAGATAATTGATATATGCTTCAATGTTTGTTCCTGTTATATTTTTACCTAAGAATGGATTGTAATATGTGTAATTTCCTAGAATACTACCATCCTGATGATATTCTTTTTTACCTGCAATAACTTTGCCCCAATTGAATTGTATGTAATTGATTGTTCTAGTATCGCCTGTGATCATGTTTGCATTATGCACACTCAATGGTTGAATTGCACTTTCAATTACATGATCGTTTGCATCCATTTCTTCTTGGTTAATAAAACGTCTAATCATTACACTATTGTAACCTGTGTTGGTAGGTAAATTCAAAAAGAAAATAAAGTGTGCATAATTTACAATACCATTTGCCAACAGTTGACTATTTCTATATATGAGATAATCATTTTGAATAGGTTTGTTTAGTGTGTATGTGTTACCACCTAAGGTGCCAGTTTGTGCTGTTGCATATACTAAACTACCTTCATAATCTGTGCCAATTACGTTTGGATTATGAAATAACAATCCTTTGGTTGAACTTGCATTTAGATGAAAACTACCCAACTGACTGTGTTGATAACCTTCAATGCCTAACCCATCAAGCGTTGTAATTGCTGGATTGATAGGTGCCAAATTAGGACGTGATTGGAATGTTGTAACCTGTGTGTTTATTTGTTCTTCTCTTGGTGGCAGTGGATTTATTTCTTCACTTTCACCTGAACTGTCTGGATCACCATTTGGCGGAACAATGCCTATTGGTGGATCATTAATTACTCTTTGTCTAGGACGTAGGTTAACTTCGTCTGGCAAGTAAACTGGTGGCGGAATATCTAATTGTCCAACACCGCCTGTGAATGGATACATGGTTGCATCGTGTTCTACTGCCGCAATGTTTACAGTTAGGTCTGGATTTAATTCTAAACTAGTAACTCTAAATGTTTGATTAGTTAGTTGTAGTATTGCATCTGTTATACGAATAATATCACCAACTTCTACAGCGTGTAGTTCTTGCGTTCCTCTAAAGGTAATTGATCTTTGCTTTCTTGATTTTTTATAAATTAATCTAGCATTTTCCCATGCCATTGCTCTATTGGTAATAGTATGGAATGTAAATTCTTTTGACAATTCTTCGTTGTTGTCAATTGCTTCATCACCACTTTCATTGTAAAACACCTGTTGGTTTGTAAACTCTAAATCAGGATCAATATAGTTTACAATAGCTTGGTTAAGTTTTGATTTTTTTCTTTCACCTTGTAAACTGATGCCACCAATGATTGTGTCACTGTCAACATCAAATGCCACATTAATTGTAGTTGAAGTGATATCAGTATCGTTGCCCCCGTCTTCTACTTTTAATTTGTATCTGCCTTGTATGTAAGGCATAATACCTCTACCACCTGCAATCAATAATTTTGCATTGGCTAATATTTTAGTATTGGTATCTATTACAGCATTTGTAGATAGTGCTTTACCTGTAAATTTATTATTATAGGTTACTGTTTGATCATACTTGGTTGCCGCAATCCAAAAACTGTGTGCGTTAATTTGTTCTTTAGGAATACCTGCACCATAGCGTGGATTCATAAGATAATCTAACAAACAGTTTGCAGGGTTTGTGTTGTAATTTTTAGGCAAACTGTCATAGTTATTAGGCAAGTCTAATGCACCTACTACAGGCGCATTTCTTGCATTGTAAATTAATTTACCACAAAGGTCAAACTGCAATTTAGGAATACCACCTTTGAAAGGATTGTTGTTTGCGTCTTCTTGTGTTTTAATTTCTTTCCATTCAAATCTTGCGGCAACATAAGCAACGCCATTCATTGTTCTGTTTTTCTGAGGCCACAATGGAGCATCTGACATAACACTAGGTGTTGGTGTGTTGTTAGATCCTCCGTAAAAACATTGAAATAACATTCTGCCTTTGAATCTACCATTTGGAACATCATATCTTAAAGCATCTGAATAAAATCCACCTGCTTTATTATTACTATATTCATTTGGTAAAGGTATTTCAATATCATCAACTAAAATCCTTTTGATGCCTTGGATTTCTCCTTCACAGATTGCCCATACAACCCAAAGATATTGATTGTT